CTTTCGGGGTAGGCATATGTCAACGTGCCACTCCGATTGGGAACCGGAATGGGTTATCGACATCGCTGGGGGCGGATTTGGCACATGTGGCCACTAGAGGTTTCGAGCTTCCTCAAGGCTCGACCTGCCAGTGGTTTAAACCACATGTACTAAATTCGCGTCTACGGTGATCTCAGACCCTTTAGTCATCAGCTCGCGATTAAAGTCACGACTGATCAGACTGAGGGTACGGATATTCTCCTTAGCACGCAAAGGCACAAACCCCTTCAGCTGAGGCCGAGGACTTAGGCGTAAAGCACCTATTTCCTCGAGCGTAAGTTGAAGATCTTGGGCCTCCAGTTTCTGTTGGAAATAGTCTGAATAGACTACTTTTCCCTCAGTTTGGATGGCCGAGAATATGGGAATGTGTTTTGCAGCCGAGGTGAATTCGATACCAGTCGCACTCATCCTTCCCGGTCACGCTTTGGGATCTCAAGTGGATTTGAAGGGTGGTAACACCCTTATACGCTCAAAAAGAGCGAATCCAAAATCTTGGAAATCCCAGAGAGTCTTGTCGAGCTGTTTAGCCCACTTGTCTCGCAATGTCTGTGAAAACAGCTTATGCGCAACAGATGGACTAGTTACTAAGCCTGCCGTCTGAGCGATGTATTTCGCTCAACCGTAGTCCTTAGAGACCAGTGTCGACAAGAAACTGAAATACCATGCTGTCTTGTCAGCGTATCATACCGCTTGACGAGACGGACAGGTATTTCAAAGCGCGATCGGGAGGAAGAATGTCGATACGGTGCACGGATCAATTGAGCTGAGATATCCCTTTCGTGGAGCTTCAAAAACCAGCAGAGCCGCTAATTCTAGCGGTTTTCTGAGGGTTTCTGCTAACCCCACAATAGGGAACCCACTCACGTTCTGACCTTTGTGACTTCATATCTTGGCAAATTCGAACGTGTCTTTAGACACGTGCGATTTAGCTTCAGATATAGAGACACCTAGATCAGACATGATCCGTTTGTACTCTGTTGCTAGAGCACGACCGCGAAGCACTATATCATCACCTAGTATTACATAACGCGCGTCTGCGTTTACACGCATAGCTGCTATATGAACTACTATGTGATGGCATAGTGTGAATACCGCTCATGAGCTCTTAGCTCCAAGTGGTTGCCCCGCGGCTCATTTTACTGAGTCCGTGGCACATCCACTCGGAAGTCTAAAGGGTTCACGAGTCAGTAGCTCGCGCCATGCTTTAGCGTAATCTGCATTGAACATTAAGGACAGAACGCTCTCCTGGAATACAACAGGAAAACGATCTGTTGCAGACTTTAGGTCGTAACTGTAGAACCATTTCCTACTATGGAAACTGTTCATCAGATCGACTCCTTTTGCCTGGTCAAAGGTACAGTCTTCTGGGATTTTTCTCAGAAGGCCGTACAGGTGATCATGCAAAGGAGTTAAAACGGTCTGAGATCAGTAATCAAGTATGGCAAACGGCCTGCATTTACCCTCCCGGTCGTCTTTCAACGAGATTTTTCTAAGCGACTCATCTTTAAATGAGTCGAGCTTCATTAAGCTAGAAAGTTTGTATGCTTTCTCTCAGGATAAAATCTTGTCGATAGTCGGCAGGAGCTCAGGTAGCATGACATCTACCTGGGGCCTAAAGAGCTCGTTAAATCGAGGAAGGTCCTGTAGACTTGCCGATATGCTGGGGCCGTTCGGTCCAGCAGTCGTAATCCAGCCAAATCTTCATTTGGTGGGTTGCGGCATCTGGGCAGACAGTCCTAAACGTTTCATTGCTAAGAGAATTTCTCCTGGGCGTGGAACTTTAGGTGCTGAGGGCTCAGTTATAGCTGCCAAGTCTAGGGGTTTTCCTCCCTTGAAATAACGACTTATGCTCAGTGCAGTTAGGACGTCTTTGATCAGACCAATGTCACGAGACATCAACCGGATACGTATCTCCTTAGGTAAAACCTTAGGAAGACCGTTTTTCGTGATTGGTGCCCCAACATGGCCTGTTAAGGGACGACCACAGAGTCACCGCGTGAACGCCAGTCTGGAAGCCTTCATCTCATCTATCGCAGCCATACGGCCACGTGTTTGTGCAATCAGATCAAATCTGTTCGCAACAGACCGGGCAATAAGGGCGGATATATGAGGTTCGGACTTGGACCATTGGGTAAATCACAGTAGACTCAATTTTATGTCGCCAATGTCTCGTAAGAGATTTAGGCGTTTATATATTGTTTGTATTGTTGTTTTTCTCATGGTTTTAGTATATATAGTAATATGTATGCTAATGGACTGGTGGCGTTCTCTCTTCGCTGCGCCCGCCTGGGCATAACCATCGAGAAACGGTATCTCCAGTGGAGGACCAGAGTACCTTTGGTTATATCTCAATGGGTAGCAGCGGGAGAGTTCGCATGGACGCACAACGGGTCATAGCTGAGTGGGACCTTTCGGGTCTCAGCTCCCCTTTCCGTTGCCTTCCCCGGGAAACCGGG